TTTGAACCTCAGGCCGTTGCAAATGTTAATAAATTAAAACAAATCTTTTTTTCAACTGAAAATGTAAAATATATACAAGAAAAATTAAGATATGAAGTATTCGCTTCAAGTAATAATCAATATAGAATACCTTATCAAAATGAGCGTGATTTACGAATGATTATGGAAACAATTTATATGAATAAAACGAGAAATATTGGATATTTATTAAATGAACAATTAAGTGAATTAAATGATTATGTAGTTAAATTTTGTGTTCCTAAAATTCTTAATGAAGCGAAAGTATATTTAAAATATTTAGTAGATATTGAAAAACCAAGAGAAATAAATACATTACCACAATCCAGTGGACGCTTAAGATCAGTTGCAGGATTATCACCCGCTAGTGCATTAAATGAAAATATATATTTACCTAATATGGGGGCGAAATATACTTGGACTACTACTGGTGATATTAATGATTTAGATTTATCTAATATATCAGGATTATCACCCAGTGTATCTAATCAAAATGCTCCCTCTTATATAGCATCTATGGCACCTTCAGGATGGTTACCATCTTCTGTTGCATTTCCAGAAGATCCATATTATATTAGAAATAGTTTATTATCACCATTTGCTAAAAAACCAGTTATCAATGATAATTCATTTCCTAATGAAACAAATGGTTTATTTTCAGCAGCATATGGAACAACAAACTTTTTACCTTATAGTGATGATAAATATGCAACGGTTGTTACAGCAGATAAACAACCTACATCATCCGAAGAATATCAAGAACAAAAAAAACCATCAAAATATACACGTCAATAAAATAATTAAAAATAATTATAATTATTTTTAAATATTTAATCAGATGTTTGGTAGAAGAAGAGAGTACCTTGTCTGGATTCTAAGAAAGTGGCATTGAGATCTTTGCCACTTTGGTCACCAACTGCATTAATAGACATTACGGGGTTAGGGCGTCCGACACTGCCATCTGCCGCTTTTAATGTACCAATTACACCTAAGGGGTTGTAGTAGTAGATAGGTGCTTGATCTACAGGGTAGACAATGGCAGAGGAAGATGTTACTAATTGTACTACGTTGGTGGCATCACTGGGAGATGCGTAAGGGATTACTTCGTTAATTAATACAGAGCGTTTGCGGAGTAAATAAGAACCTACTTTGATGGCGGGAGGGGCAACTACAGGGTAGTTGTTGATTTCACTCATGCCAGAGATAGTGAGAGGGAGTTGGTTGAATTGCATGACCGCAGACATGATACTGTTAGGTCCTACTTGTTGACGTTGGATTATAGATGTTTTGCGACGAGGTACGTAGATCGCCATGATTCTGTATACCGCTTTGACTTCAGTGTCGATTAATACATATCTGTCGTTTTCGTCAAGGTAGTATGATTGTTGTTTCATGGCATCGTTAAAGTCATAAGGTGTACCTTGTTTTTCTTTGCTGTTAGACATGTCGATGGTGATCATGCTGTCTAAACTGGATCTTTCTTCTTCACGAGTGGTAGGTACAAAGAGAGAAGAAGCGAGTTGGAGGTTGGTACTTAATAATTGAGGAGCGGCTTTGAGGTTGAAGAGAATAGTGTTTAATCCGAATGCACCAAAGATACGTCTTAAAGAAGCACCTTCATCGTTAACTACAGTGTTAGTGGGTGAGACGTGTGTTAAGTGGCATTGGTCAAGGGTGGATACGAGGTCACTGTTCATGTTGTAGTAGCGACCGTTACGGAGAGCTAATACATTTTCCCAGATAGCATATTGGAGTTTGACACGTCTGTGTAAATCTTCTGCGGGGTTCATGGAGCATACTTCACGTCTGTTGGTGTAGATGATGTTTTCGAATAATTCTTTGTCTACTTGGTTTAAGAGAGGTTCACGGTTGTATCTTGCACGGATTACACCGGCAAGGTGAGCGTGAAGTGTGGTGCGTTCTAATACATCGAATTTAGGAATGTATAACGCCGCGATTAAAGGGTTGACGTGTTGTTGAGCGATGTGGCGTTCAACTTCGAATTTACCAGTTAATGCGATAAGGTCGCAATCGTTGTATTGTACGGATTGTAATACAACTTGTTGGTATAAGGGTTTGTTGACGCTTTCTAAGCGTACAATGTCTTGGATTTTGGCAAAGTCACCGGATGAAAGGTTGTCTTTCATGCTTTCTACTTGTTCTACACTAGATACACCGAAGAGAGAACCGACAGAAGATACGTGACGGTAAGTAGATGATTCAGAAGGGATTTTGCCTTCAATCATGTCTTCTACTAAGCGTCTGAAAGCGTCGATTTCCGCATCAGTGAGAGGTACTTTCTTAGCAAAAGGTACCGCTTGCTTTAAGACATAGTCAATAGTTTTGACACCACCTAATAATTGAGTTTGGGCATATTTGTAGTATTTTTTGGCAACATTTAAGATTTTTTGGTGAGATTCGTTAAGGTGTTCCATGACAAGTTCAAACATGGAAGAATCTTTGAATTTTTCACGAAGTTTTACCGCTTCAGAAGGAGTTAATTGATATTTACCTTCTCTGATTAAGCGATCTACTTCAGATCTGACGGAAGAAGGTGTTTTCATATCGGAAAATTCATGTGAACGACTCATTGTATATATATTATATATACATTTTTTTTATAATTAAATTCATTTATTAATAATTAAAAATATACTAGATATTTTTAATTATTGGAAAAATCTTCTTATAATTGGTTGTATGGATTAATTATATTATCATATTTAAAATATAAATAAAATTTGATAAATTAATTATTTACACTTAAATTATTAATTATATAGTATTAAATATGAATAATATTTGGTATGAACAAAATTTAGAAGCGAGTATTACTCTCAACGATAAGTTTCAAACACAAATTGAAAAATGGTTAAAAAATTTTCCAAATGATTATACTGGATTAATTATTAGTGGTGGAATTGGTACTGGAAAAAGTACTATTGTAAAAAATAGTATTAAAAAATCTAAATGGAAATATCACATGTTATATTTAGAAAATGATAAATCATGGGATTTCTTTTCTAATTTTATTACTGGATTAAATGAAAAAATGATATTAGTTATTAATGATGCAAATTTAATATCATCTCCTAGTGAAAAAAGAAATATATTAGAATTTTTTGCTCAAAATGCTCAAAAGAAATTTTTACCTATAATATTTTTAACTAATTTAAATCATTCAAAATTAATTACTACAATTGGTCTTCACGATTCTGAAAGTATTCGTATACCATTGCCATCTGAAAATGATTTAATTATTATTAGTAAAATATTTATAGAAAAGTATAATTTAAAATTTGATTCAATTCAAACATTAAAAGATATTTTAAATTATTCTCAATATGATATTAGAAGATTAATTATAATTCTTCAAGATTTATATTACACTTTTGTTCTAGATAATTCAGTATCTAGAAAAATTACTAGAACAAACTTACAAAATTATATATCAATCTCAATGAAAAAAAATGTTGAAGTTGGATTATTCAGTGCAAATAAAAGTTTAATGGATCGTTTTAAATCTATTGAAGAATCTATGAGATTCTATAAATCAGAAAAAGTATTATTACCGTTAATGATGTATGAAAATTTTTTTCATGCATTAGAATCAAAAAATATGCCTCTGGAGAGAAAGAAAATGAAATATGCAAAAATATCTGATATTTTATCTCAAAGTGATATTGTAGAAACCAGAATATATTCTGAACAAAATTGGGATTTTCAACCTATTCATGGATTTCTTGCATGTGCACATGTATCTTATGTATTAAATGAAGGTGAAGATAAAGAAATTAAAAATTATAAAATTAATTTCAGTTCAGATTTAAATAAAACATCATTAAAAAATATTAATAAAAAGAACATTGAAACATTATTATCATCATTTCAAAATAGAACACAACGTGATTTACATAATATTAGTAGATTACTAAATTTAAGTAAATCTAGTCATAGTAAGTTATATAGTTACGGATTAACAAACAAAAATGTAAATTCAATTATCAGAATAGATAAAACACATACAACAGAAAAAAAAGAAAAATAATTAATTTAATATAAAGTATTATATAATTATACAATATATAATGGAATCACATGCAAGTCTAGAATCTGATAAATCATCATCTGGAGAACTAACAGATTCAAGTGTCTCTGTATCCTATGATAATACAACAACGGCGTCTGTTGGTGTTGGGGTAAGTACTGAAGAAGTATCTGCAGATGTTAATCTAAGTGTTAAAACAGGAACAGAGGCGAATGCATCTGCTGGTTTAGATGGTAATAACGTATATGCGGATGTTCACTATTCAGACACAACTGAAGTTAAAGTTGATGTAAATGCAAGTGTTAACAAAGAAGGTGTTGGTCTTGATGTATCTGGAAGTGCATATGCAAAATCAGGAAATGAAGTAGACGGACATGTAGAGGCAGGTGAAAATGGATTAGATATTAATGGAAGTGTATCATCAGGATCATGTGTTGGCGTTGATGGTAGTGGAACGGCAAATTTACGTGAAATATCAACTACTGTTGGTGCAGGTGTAAGTGTAGGTGATCATTTTGAAGCAGGTGGTGGCGGACAAGCAACATTCAAAGATGGAGATGCAACAGTTGGTGTATCTGGAGAAGTTGCAGCATTAATTGGTTTAGACGTAGATGTAAGTGTAACTGTTCATACTGATCAAATTCAAGAAGATGCTAAAAAAACAAAACAAATTGCAGAAGAATTAGCAGAAAAAACAAGACAAGAAGCGAAAGAGGCGAAACGTGTTGCGGATGAATTAGAAGAAAAAACAAGACAAGAAGCGAAAGAGGCGAAACGTGTTGCGGATGAATTAGAAGAAAAAACAAGACAAGAAGCGAAAAGAGTTCAAAGAGAAGCGGAAAGAGCAGCCGAACAGTCTAGACAAGAAGCGGAAAAAATTGCTGAACAAACAAGACAAGAAGCGGAAAGAGTTCAAAGAGAAGCGGAAAGATTAAAACGTGAATCTGAAGAGACTGCAAAAAAAACTGGAAATTCAATTGGTAGTGCATTTAAAAAAATTTTTAAATTTTAAATTATTCAATCCGTTAATTTATTAATATTAAAATAAAATTAATATTAATAAATGATATCATACATATTTATATTTTTTAAATGGATATTTTTTATTATTAAAATGAGTATTTATTTTAAATGGATATCCAATACATCAGAAGGTGGACTATATTTGAAAAAGCAATTAAATAATCTTGGTATAATTGGTATCAAATTAGGACAATATTTATACACACAAAGATATATATTAAAAAATGAATCTAGAGATCAATTAGAATCTTTTTTAAATCATAATAAAATTCATACTTCCGATGATACTAAAAAAATGATATCATTAGATAGATCAGATATATTTAATTTTCTAGTAGATTCGGTTAATTATGATGAAGTATTAGGTAGTGGTTCTCTTGCTCAAACACATCTATGTTATTTAAAAGATGATCCAAATAAGTATGTATTAAAAGTATTGCATCCTGATGTATTAAAATTAAAATATGAATTAGAAATTATAAAATTAATAATTAAAATTATTTCTTATTTTAAAAGAATTAATATTAATTGGAATGATTTTTTTAATAATATTTCTGAACAATGTGATTTAACGATAGAAGCGTATAATACAATAGAATTTTATTATATATATAAAAATTATGATAAAATAGAAATTCCATATATAATACATAGTCATAAAAATTATATTATCATGACTTTCTGCGAAGGAATATCAATGAATAAATTAGAAAGAACTAGTAAAGAATACAAATTAGCAACAAATCTAGTAGCATCATCTTTTTTACATACTTCGTATAAGCATAGCATAATTCATGGAGATTTACATCAAGGTAATATATTGGTTAAAGAAAATGGAAATATAGCATTAATTGATTTTGGTATATGTAAAAAATTAGTGTCAAATAAATACAAGTGTATGAACGCCAACTCTAGTAATCACTACAATGATATTTTATATGTATATGAAGATTTTGTGTATAATTCAAATTATAAAATACTTGAAAAAATAACAAAATTAAATAATAAACAAAAAGAAAATTCATTTGAATTAGGTAAAAAATTTATTATTGATTATAATTTAAATATGCCGAAGTGTATTGATCCTGATGCCAAGAATATGTATTTTTTACCTTCATTAGGCGATTATTGTTTTAAATATAATATAATTTTAGATAGTGATTTTTTATATTTTATAATGAATTTAATTTTATTAGAATCATATACTAAATCTAATGTATATATTGGCAATATATTATTAAGAACATTATCCTATATGAAAACAGATAAATTTTTTATGGATGAAATGAGTGATTATATTTTAAAATTTTATAAATTAGAATATGATAATGAAGATAAATTATTGATAAAAATTCGTTATCCATAATATAAAATATTATTAATAAAGATACTAAGAATGAATTTAATAGAATATCGAATTAAACTATTTCAAGATTTACACAATAATAAATGGTTTCATATTATGAATTACAACCTAGATGTATTAAAATCATTAAATAGAAAAGATAATTGTATTTTAATTAAATATGGTTCATGTTTCTATTTTTAATAAATTAAAAAAATTGAAATATATATTTAATTCATATCATAATAAATATTAATTAAAATGACTGAATTCAAAATTGGTGATTTTGTATTATATACACCAAATATAGAAGGATTACCAGATCCAAAAGATAGAATAAGAGATCATGGAATTGTAATTAATATACTATGGGGAACGCATTGTATAATAAAATTATATAATGCATATAGTATTAGTACTATCAGATCTCCAGCATTGTCATTATTAGACAATGAATTAATACCAAAAAATATAAAATTAGAAATCACTACAAAAATTATACCAATAGGATCATATGATCCTATTACATTTTATGAATTTCAAAATAATGATATAATTGTTGACTTTTTACGGAATGATACAGAATATGAAAGTAATTATAATATGTATTACAGTGAAGAAACATTTAATCAATTAGATAAAAACCCAATAACATTCAAAAAAATAGATAAAAATTTAAGTAATAAATATATCGTGATAATCCAAAATTAATTTATAAATAAAAAAGAAGTGAAATATTATGAGTAAAAGAATAGCATCAAAATATATATCAGTAGGAAAAGCAAAAATATTTATTGTAGATAAAAATGATTTATTTGTATTAGATGCATTAATGCACGATGGAAGTCAACAAAAATATTCTAAAAGTAATAAAAATTTAAAATATTCTGAACACGGGGGTTTATTAGATTTTGATAAAGATGGTTTAGAAAGAATTATTATTACTACTCGTAAAGAATTTGATAGAAAAGACCCTGAAATTTATTTTCCAGTTGTTACTGATGATGTAGAAGATTTTGAATTTATGTATCATACCCATCCACCTACACCAGTACCCGGTGCAAGAGCAAAATCAGGAATAGTTTATGAGATACCATCATTACCAGATATAGAGACATTTATTCAAATATATCAAGAAGGAAAGACGCAAGGAAGTATTATAGTTGCACCTGAAGGATTTTATATTATTCGTAGTTTAGTAAATAATTTACATCCTAAAAAATATAATTTAGAAGAAATGTATCATAAAATGTTATATGCAAATTATAAATGTGCAGAAAAACATTTATTTAATATTACTCCTGAAGTGTTTTATAAAAGTATAATCACAGATACGAAAATACCTAAAAAAATAAAACAATTAATTGAACAATATACCAATAAAGAAATTACAATTGATTATATAAAAAGAAAAAAAGATATAAGTGGAAATTGGACAATAAAAAAATTATATCTAGTAGTAAGACCAAAAGAGAAAATTTAAAAATAAAATATAATTTAATATTATTATGCAAGCTTCACAAATATGTTTAATTTTAATTATAGGATTTATTATTTATTGTATTTTTTTTATAGATTTTGATAATTTCAGATATAAAGAAAACTATAACGGGGATATAATGAATCAAGATGAATGGGACAAACCTGTATTCAGTAAAAAATGCTGTGGAAATTTATTTAATATGACTCAAGAAAATAATCCTGATCCAAATTATAATGTTACATATTTTCCATCAAATATAAACCATTTAGGAGATGGTGATGAACAACAAGGATGCAGATGTTTAACAATAAAAGAAATAGATTATATGAGTTCACGTGGGGGAAATGCATAGATGCATTAACTAACGTGAAATGCATAGATGCATTAACTAACGTGAAATGCATAGATGCATTAACTAACGTGAAATGCATAGATATATCTATAAATATATGCATTAACTAACGTGAAATGCATAGATGCATTAACTAACGTGAAATGCATAGATAAATCTATAAATATATGCATTAACTAACGTGAAATGCATAGATACATTAACTGATGGAAAAGTTATATATTAATTAATCTTAATAAATTAATATTAAGATTAAACAAATTAGTTTTTTTCATATAATAAAGTATGAATTTTTTAATAGAGACAAAACAAGAATATACAATACATTTAATTAATTCTATGTTTCCATTAATATATGAAGGATTACAATCTATTTATGAAGATGCTAAAAAAATGTCTACAGCAAATGATGAATTAGTTAATTTTCAACGTCTATTAAAAGCAATTCCTAGTTGGAATCCAATGATGATTGATTCAGAATATAATCGTATTCTTAGAATGAATACATTAGGAAAAACAATTGAAGATTTATTAAAAGCAGTAATAAAAGCAAATATTGTAGTATTAACAAATACTAATATTGAATATGATGAAAAACTATTAAAAGAATTAAATATTCAGGATGATTATAAATCATTTATTCATTTAGTATATATCGAATGCGCACGTAATTTTTATAATTCACCATATTTATTTTATCATAAGAATACTGATTTAGATATTAAAAGACACCAGACTGAAATTTTAGAAAATATTAAATCATGTATACAAAATGCTATTCGAAAAATGATACCATTACAAATTACAATAAAAACATATTTAGATAATAAAAATACAAAAATCCCAACTGATATAAATTCAGAAACAGAACAATTAAAAAAATTATTACATTCTGATAAAAATTTTAGGGGTGGTAAGAGTAATGCTGATTTGGCTACGCCATCATCTCCAAGAAAATTACATGAAATATTAGCAACAACAGTAAAATCAGAAGATTATAAAAATCCTTTTTCATTAATAAAAGATAATAGTAGAACATTACAATTTAGTGAAAAAACTTTAAGAGATTCTATATTAGATATAAATACAGAAGAGATAAGACAAAATATAAATAAAAATCAAAATGTATTTTTAAATAGTAAAGTAAAATCTAAATCATCAGGAGGTATGAGTGAATCTTCTGTATATTATGATAATAGTAAAAATAATCTTATAGAAGAATATACTAATAATTTATCTCCATTAGAAGACAAAGATGATTCATCTGAACAAAAAAAATCTATTGCCAATATGTCTCTACAGTCTACAAAATTACAAACAAATAATTTAAATAGAGAAAAAGGGCATAAATATTTTTCCAATTTAAATGTATAATATGGATAAAATAATTAATTATTTACATAATCCTATGATTTTATCAATTACAGGATCATTTATTTATTATTTAATAGAACGATTTGACTGTTACATTAATGCTAGAAAAACAACATCATTAATGCGTAGAACAGTTTATGTATTTGTAATTTTGGTATCATGTACATATTTTATATCAATGTCTCGTGAATCAACAGATTCCCCTGAAATGTTAACTGATATAGGGACATTTTAAAAATTTTTTCTATATACTGATATTATGAAAGAAATATCAGTTGGTGGCAAAATTGTTCCAGTAAAAGATTTTGATATGAATAAACTTAGATATGCAAAAGACGGAAAGTTTTTAAATCCTAGAATTTGTATTATTGCAAAATCTGGATCAGGTAAGAGTTGGGTAGTACGAGATATTTTATCGATTTTAAATGATATTCCAGCAGGAATAGTTATTGCACCTACTGATAAATTAACTAAATTTTATGATTCAGTATTCCCATCTTCATTTATTCATCATGAATTTAGACCAGAAATATTATCTAATTTATTAGATCGTCAAGATAGAATATTTAAAAAGAATGCAGAACGTGTAAAAAAAGGAAAAGAACCAATTGATCCACGTGTATTTTTAGTTATGGATGATTTACAAAGTAAAAAAGATGAATGGGTTAATGATTTATCATTCATCTCTATTATGTGTGAAGGTAGACACCGTGCAATCACTTTAATTCTTGTTCTTCAATATTCTTTAGCTATTCCTCCAAGTATTAGATCAAATTTTAATTATGTTTGTTTACTTGCTGATAGTAACTTTAATGGTAGACGAAAATTATTTGAACATTATGCTGGTATCTTCCCTAAATATGAGATTTTTGATAATTTATTTACACAATTAACAGATAATTATGGTACAATGATTCTTGATAATGCTAGTAATTCACGTGATTTAAATGAACGCGTATTTTGGTATAAATCTAAAGAACAACCACCTTTTCCAATTTGTAGTTCTAGATTTATTGAATTTCATGAACAGAATTATCAAAAAGAAGATGAAAAGAAAAGAAATATATTTAATATAAATGATATTTGTCAACCTAAAAAAGCAAATTTTATTGTTAGTAAAATAAAAGCACATTAAAGTTCTTTAATAAACTCTATATTGAATTCATGACCACCTGTCTCATATTCATAAAATGTATAATTATTTCCTTGCTTCTTAAAATCATCAATAAATTTTTCTGAAGTTTCAAATGATATTTTATTATCATTCTTATTCCACATTAATTTAATAGGTAAATCTTTTCTGTCTTTTAACGTTTTACCTCTTCCACTCGTTCCAGGACATGCAATATATAAAAAATTAATTTCAGTATTAATTGCGGCCATGTGTATAGCAACACCAGCACCCGCAGATTTTGCCAATAATGATATATTTGTTAATTTTATATCAGGACTTCTAATGATTTTATCTAATACATGTGCAAGTTTGATTCTTAATTCCTCATTTAATACAAATGCTTTTTCTTCATCTGGTTCACTTGCACTATAGTTTTGAGTTAGTTTCTTAACAATAGAACCCCAACAAAATGCATACATTTCAGAATATTTTTCTTTAATACTATCAAATCCTTGCATTAATACTTTGAATCCAGATTCAAATGAATCAATACTGTATCCAGGAACAACAACAAGAGGTTTGTTTTCAGAATTATTAAGTTTAACTTTAACAATAGAAATAATTCCATATTCCGCTTCAATTTTAGGATGAGATACAGTTAATATTTCATATTTGCCTTTAATTTCTTCTTGAGTTTCTACAAAAGCAGTGATTTCAGACATGATTTAAATCTGTATATATATATATTACAAAATGTATATCAAATTATATATAATTTAATTTTCAATTTTATAATAAACTAAATTTGTATTAATTATGTATGATACATATATACATTTACATGCATTAATTATATGCCAAATACTATGATACAATATGTAATTATTACTAAAATTAATATTAATATTTAATATGAAAGAAATAATATTCAAAGAAACAATTGTAATATTATTTAAATCTAATGCCCATAACATATCACCTACAAACCATAAAAATGCAAGATAATAATGAAAATATAATAAAAGATTTCTAGGTTCATTATAATAATGCCATATTATTGAAATTGTGGTTGAAAGTATAATTAAATTTATATAAACTCGTTGAATATGTGGTAGCACTTTATTATAGTATTTAATTACATGGGGTAGAACGGCAAGATAATGGAAAGCAGAAGTTATTAATAGTAACATTCTAAGACTAGATATAATATGAGATCATTGATATTATATTTATTTCAATTTTTATTTTGACGATTATTTTAACAATTAGGATAAATAAAAATTGGAAATTTTTATTTTGACGATTAGGATAAATAAAAAGTGGAAATTTTTTAAATATATATATTATGAGTAAAAAAATATTAACATCAATAGATCCTTCTGAGATAACAATTAATTTTTTTTCTAGAATATATAATATTATAAAATCATCTATTCATAATATTATTACACCACCTAAACCAGGTAATGGTGATACAATTGTTATACCTTCATCTGATAATGATATTGAATCTCCATTTTCTGAATCATTAATAGCGAATGAGTATACTCCCAACGGGGTTACTGTGAATGCGTATACTCCCAACGGGACTATCGTAAAAAGAGATTCATTAGAATTATTAAAGGAAACTTATGTTGATAAATAAAATTTTGGATATAATTTATATATTATATTACATAAATCATTAATATATATAGGAATATTATTTTTATCATTATAATAACTTACCTTAAGATTTTGATCAATAAAAAATTTTTCATATAATATATTATTACATTGACAATCTTTATCGTGTTTATTATTTATAATACATTTTTTCATATAATTACTAGAATACATAATATACATTAGTCTTCCAGATTCATATTTTTTATCAGATAAAATAGATACACAAGGATTTATACCAAGATTTTGATAATTACATATAATACTATCTATGTAATTATTAATTATTTCAGTATTACTCTCATCTAAATTGTATATTTGCATTTTAGTTTCCATTTTTTATTAAATACAGATTATATTTAATAAATAATTATCAATTTTTATAATTTTTTATAATATGTATTTAATAAAAAATTATCATTTTTTATAATATGTATTCAGCACCAATTGATTTTAACAAACAAGATGAAGGACATTCTGCACATAATCCTTTAACATGGAATGTTATAACTACATATTATAGAAATAGAGGAATATATTCTCATAAGAGATATGATAATCAATATGTATTAACTGGTCCTTTTGCTGGTACTCAAAGTAATAATAAAAATTTGGTAATAAAAAAATTTATGAATAATTTTGATAAAAAAATATTAAATAGAATACAACATCAAAAACAATGAATAAGATAATTCTATTTTATTTCTGCAGTGTATTTAACAATTGAAGATATATCAATATCTTTCATTGTAAATTGATTTTTTTTATTTTTAAGAATTTCAATTAATGTTGATTCTTTATAAAATGCATTATAATCATATTCAGTTTTATTTAAATCTCTATTAAAATCAATTAATATATCACCATCATTAATTTCTTCATATGTAATAATATCCATAGAATTTACTGGAATATTTTTTGATCCAATATGTTTTATATTTTTAATAATCGTATCATTACAATATGGTCCTGATTTATAATCATATGCTAAATAATGACCCATATTATTTGAAAGAAATAGATCTGTACCCAAACCTATATTTCCAGGTATTATATATGGTTGATATCCTGAATATCCAGTAGTAATATTATAATTTACATATGCAGATGGTCCATTCGAACCAGATAGACCTGATAGGATATATGGACCATGTGTTCCGGTAAATCCAGGAGGTGGATTATGAATTGGGGCATATATTGTATTTGTGGTAATATTAACATCATCATCAACATATGCAATATATTCATTTACAAAAGTTAAATTAGATGACATAGATGGTACATTTGATTCAGAAATAGAATAGGTAGAATTTATTGTAATATCTGACATTTTAAACATAATAAATTCATATGTTTAAATTAATTAGTTAAAAAATTAGTATTAATATATATTTTTCTACCATTATTTTTAATACATTTATTAAATTCAACATGCTCACATAATTCATCACCATCATCATATTCACCTATATATCTACATTCATTAGAAATAGATAATAATTTATATATAGCGATACCGCCAAATGCAGAATCTACTGGAAGTAATTGATTTGGTAAATATACTTTTTGTTTACCCCATACATATCCATATTCATTATCTGGATTTGGTTCTAATTCTTTTAATTTTTTCCAACAATCATATTCCATATCACCATTTTTACGTAATGCCCATAAATCATAATAAACATCACTTTGGTTACCTGTTAAAACATCCCAATTATTAAAGTAAAAACATGATTCAATTGATGTTACAAATGTACCTGAATCATTAACATCATCTAAATCTAACATAACCATATATTGATAATAATTATCTTTGTTAATTTCTTTAATTTTATCTAATATTTTATTTCTACCATTTGCAATTCTCATTGTACGTTTTGGTTCAGTCACATTATCTTCAAAGATATAATAATAATTATCTTTTTTATATTCATTTAATAAATCTCTTGTTTTATCATTTGAGTCATTTTCATATATAATTACTGCATAATCATTAAATTTTTTTCCACATAAATCAATATTATTTAATCCTTTTACAACATAAGACTCAATATTTCTAACAGTAGAACAAAAAATTATATTAATTGATTTTAAATTTTTTAAATTTTTAAATTTTTGAATATTTAATATTAAATAAATTATAATAATAATAATAAATATTATTAAAATATAATATTTATTCATATACTAGTGTATGAATAAATATATATTACTTTTA